AATATACTTAATCATTCTTTTAGACATTTTTTCAGAAGTAAAACCTGCTTCATCTCCTAATGCCCATTCCATTCCTGCTAATCCCCTTGATTTTCTTTCTTTAGGAGAAGTTTCATATAGTTTTTTAATCTGCTCAGCTGCATCTTCCCAACTACATCTATCATCAAAGATATAAGGGGTTTTAGGTGATCCTTGCATTGAAATAGATGTTGGATAAACCGGATATGCCCATTTACCATGTTCTTTATATGTGCCCCTATGATTTGAAGGAATATTTGAGCAAGGTGTAAACCAATTCCCATTAGAATCAATAAATCTCATTTGATCTTGCATTCCACCTGTTACATTAGCAATAAATGGGGTTCCAGTTAAAAGAGATTCAGTTAATGCTAACCCCCATCCCTCATTTGAAGATAGCAAAATTACACCATCGGCACAATTATATAAATGGCTCATATCTAAAGTTGATAACCTTTGTCCTACTAAAGTTATATTAGTGTGACTACCATCAAAAAGATACTCAATTACAGCAGGGATATCTGTACCATTCCCATCAACTGGGTCTGTTTTTAAAACTAAAGCGGTTTTTTTAGCCTTTTCAGGGGGCAACTGATCAGTAAATACTTTCCATGCTAATAAAGCATCTGGAATAGATTTTCGTCTAATGTTACGAGAATTAAATAATAAGACAAAATCATATTCATTTCCCCCAAATAATCCGTTTTTAAACTTTTTTAGATCTTCATTTGAATCTTCTATAGGATGGAAAATATTATTATTTAACCCATGAGGAACATATTCCATAACTTTTCCTTCTGCTTTATCCCCTAATACCATTTTATTGATATTAACTGTTTGTTTTGAAATTCCTAAAAGTGCATCACAACTTTCATAAAATTCTTTATTGTAAACAGGAGCAGGAACGTCATCCCAAATGTTAAGGTAAATGATAGGAATCTTTCTTCTAAATTCACCTTCATTCTGGAATAACCAGTCATAGTATCTAGGATCAGTAATCATAAAGATAGCATCAGGATTTTCTCTCTTAATTAGAGTACGGATCATTTCTAAACTACCATAACCATCAGTAGGATATAACATCACATAGGCATCCTCAATATTAGCTTCTTTACCTATAGGGGCGTTCATATCAAATACTTTACCTTTATCAGGGTGTTTAACAGCACCCCCAACACAAGCAAAATTATAGTGATGACATGAATGAACAATAAATTCTCGAGCAATTTGAGCTACTCCAGAATGGACTCGTATATCGTCTGCTATTAGCAGAATCTTTTTCCTCTCGTCCCGAGGAATATAACCTTCTTTCATAAAATATTTTTGTTAAAACTCTGATTTAAATTCTAAATTTGTATGTGAAGAAACCTGTTTACGGAAATCTTCATTTGTAAGATACAAATGGATACTGCGTTCTGCAAGTTTTTGGAAAGAGAATTTTCGTTTGATGCATTCTACTTTAAAAGCATCCCACATGTTTTCATCGATTTTAACACTCGTTAACTTTTGATTACTCATAGCATTTTATTTTTATTAATAACGTTTTGGTATAAATATAGATAAGTATATCAAAAAATTAATTCTCTAAACCAAAAGCACACAATTCTTTATTGCCTGAATAAGGGCAAAATCTACATGCACTTCCAGGTTTAGGGACATGTACTGTATCTTTGAACCCTTTACTATCAAATGCACCTTTTAAAAATCCATCTAAGAAATTACTAGCTTTATTTAGCTTAACCTTACCCGAAGCAGGTGTGAATGTTTGAATTCTAGAAATAGCAAAATCAGAAAATTCAGGTACCTTTCTTTTAACAATAAAAAATTCAATGTCAATCTTTTCTAATGGAATCCTATATTGTTCCGAAAAGAATTTCTTATATAGAATCAACTGAAACTGTTTTGCTTCATCTTTTTTAGCCCAATCACCCCATCCCTTAGTGGAAGTTTTAATATCATAAATGTAAAATTTATCTTCCCATTCATCATATAAAACTAAATCTAAATAACCTACATACATAACGTTATTTAGTTTTTTATTGGGTTGGATTATAATTGGAACTTCACATCCTACAAGATATTTATCTCTTTTAGTGAAATATTTTTTTCTACGTTTTTTAAAAAATTCTATAATATTAACTCCATCCTCATAAAATTCCCTCATTTCATCTGGTGTTGTAAAATGTTTATTATTATTAGATTTGAGTTCTTTTATATAGTTTTCTCTAAATGAGTTTTCGAATATCTCAATAGTATCTTCTCTATCAGCTGCTGCTCCAGATACTTCAAACATTGTAGTCATATAATGTTGTAAAGCTTCATGTAACGCAGTTCCAAAGATAGTGTGAATACTAGAAGAAAATACCTTATGTCCTTCTTTATATCTTAATGACCATTTTTTAGGACATTCATGGTACATAGAAGTCTGAGAGTATGAGATATTCTTTTGGTAAGCATAATTAATCTCAGGCAATTCAAAATTTTGAATTTCCTTTATTATGCTAGGTATTTTCTTCTTTTTAGCCATCTTAAGCCTTTAATAACTTGGTAATTTCTTTCTTTTCATATCCCATTCTTCCTAGAAGTTCTCTAACTCCCTTTTTACCTAAGATATTAAAATATTCTTTAGCCTCGGATTTAGAACATTCATAATGAGATGATAATAATTCCATTAGATTATTGTTAAATTTATCTCCTGTATTTTTGATATATTTTAAAAACAACTTACGTTTAGGAATCAATTCTCTGTAAATGGTATAAATCTGCTTTTTTTCTGTTGGTAAGACAGTTTGGATTTGGTTAGCTACTTCTACATAATAGGGGTTCATTGAAATAAATCGGTGAATCATGTAGCTATTGAAAGAATCCCAATCCTGATCCGAAAACGAATCAGGATGGGACTTTTCATAAGTAATTTGGGTTAACCAATCCCAGATGTTCATACGCAGTATTCAGCTAGTTCTTCACGTAAATCTGGATGAAGTGCTTGTCCAACAATTTTCTGAGTTGTAGGGTCAAAGAAAACTGGAATAGGTAATAGGGCATCTTCATCTGTACCTGCTACAAATTTAGATACTTTACGGAGGATAAATCCTTGTTGAAAAACAACTCCATCTTCGGAATTAGTAATTGCTTCTGTGTTTTTAAGGTCAATATTCATTTGTGGTTGACCTGCTTGAGGGGTTTGCATAAAATTGGGGTTTTGTTAAATAATTGTGTTTGATTTTTTTAATTCTATAATTTTAGCTATTGCAGACATAATATTAATTTCTTTATCAATCCTAAAATTAGCTTGGTATAAATGTTCATTTAGTACAACTGCAATAGATCCTTCTAATTCGGGTGCATATAAAGATGCATGATCAAACAGGGCTCTAAATAGTTCCTCATAATCATTTACACCTGAATTAGCAATAATTTGTCTAATATCTTTAAAGCTAGGTTTTGTACCTTTTAAGTGTTTAAGTACTTCTTTAATGTAATTAGTAGCAACTAACACATCTTTATCAGGTGATAATTGTCCATCCTGAACTGAGAATTGAATTGTATTTAATATCTTTCTAAGATCTGGGTGGTGTTTATTGATAATAGTTGCTAAATCTTCTAATTCAAAAGAAACATTTTCCTGTTCTAGAATATTAGAAACGTGTTGGGCGATTTCTTTTTTTGATTGAGGGACAATCTTAAGTACTTGACATCTAGATTGAAGTGGGTCAATTATTCTCTCAATAAAATTACACGTCATAATAAAACGTGTGGTTTGAGAAAATGTTTCAATAATGTTCCGGAGAGATGCTTGTGCTTGAATTGTTAAGAAATCTGCCTCGTCTAAGATAATAACCTTAATAGATTTAAATGAAGCAACACTAGCAAAATCTACAACCTTATTTCTAATAGTTTCAATACCCCGTTCATCACTACTATTAATATATAGATAGTCACAGTCAAGATTTTTAACTATTATTTTAGCAAGTGTTGTTTTACCAGAACCTGCAGGGCCGTAAAATATGAAATTTTGGATATCATTAGAATCTAGATACTGAGAAATTGTTGATTTAACATTTTCATTTCCCACAAAAGTATCTAAGGTTTGAGGGCGATATTTCTCGTTCAGTAATATATTTGACATAACTTTTTCTGTACCGTGAATCTAAATACCCTGTCTAAATTCTCCAAATAGGCCGTATATTTTCTCTTCAGGTTGTTTAATTTCTACTTCTTCAGTATGTAGGGCATATAATTTAGAATCTAAGGGGGCTAATTTATAGTCCCCCTTAAATCCCGTTGCTTGGAAGTAAGCTTCAAGTGCATCTGTTAGTGATGGATGAACTGCTTCATATGCATCATTAACTAATTCCCATTTATCTCCCGGAGGTACTCGTGTTGCAATTAACATAT